ATATTGATAAAAAAGAAGTTAAAGTATCAGGATTGGAGGGTATGTCACGTGCAGAGCTTGAGAAGAAACTCAAAGAGCTTTCAAACAAGATCGATGGTTTCAATGCCAAAACGATCGAGGTTGAGCCAGAGACAAAAGAACTACCTCAAAAGTAATAATTGGTCATCGTTTATTACTGTATTTAATGAGGTGCACAATCCTAAAATTAAAACAATGGTTGGAGATGTAAATGTCAAAGCGACGAAAAAAAAGTAAATACAAAAATGCCATTGTCGGTAAGAAGAAATATTATTTTTATAAAATTAGATGGATTGATATTACAGGAGATGCTGGTCATAAAAATGAAGAGGAGATGGATAAACTAGAATGTTGCACGATGATTTCACAAGGATACATTTACAAGATTGATAAAAAGAAAAAGACCTTGACTTCATTCGCTACTTTTGACGAGAAAGAAGCAGTTTTTAGTGACACAAACATATTTCCATTAGGCTGTATTTTAAGCAAAGAAAAAATCAAAAACTGACTTATTTATGCCAACAAAAAAACGTGAATCAAAGCTATCAAGATTAATTCAAAAGAACTGTAATCAAATACATTTTACTCGCATAGAATCTAGCACAATAAATGGTATACCTGATTTGAATGGATGTATAAATGGTAATGGGTTTTGGATGGAACTTAAATCAGATAAGGTCAAGTATCCGAAGCTATCTAAATGGCAAATAAGTTGGATAAACAAACATATTAGTTATGGTGGTGTAGTTTTGATCTGCAATCACTCCCTCTTGGAGAGTGCTTACAAACTGTACAGACCGGTGTCCGCGTTCTCGGATCCTCGTTTACTGAAACCTCGTTTCTCGTTCTCGGACCCAGTACACTGGCCATCCTTCCAGGATGCCATCAGGGAGCTCGCCGGGCAGCGAAGCTCTCGTTGTCGTTCCCTCGTCCAAAAATCTCGTTTCGTTGACATGGTAAGAGATGGCACTGGTGGCGTAACCGAGCTGGATCTGGCACGGGTCACCTGACCGAAGCTCGTTTGTCGTTTTCATAAACCTCGTTTCTCGGACAAGAACTACATCGCCATCCTTCCCAGAGTTCTGGTCACCCATCAGGATCTGGCGGAGCAGGTGGTGGCGGAGGAACTGGCGAATTTTTTACTTGACATTATCCCATCTGGTCTTATATAACACAGCAGCGTACACAGCACTCCATCTTTTAGATGCGACTCTAGTCTACGCATTCTGGTGGGCGTTCTAGCATGCGATTAGTCCACCCTTGGGGGACTGGACCTAGCGGTCCGGTCCTCGCTAACAACAGAAAGGTAAACAATGTACAAAGCAAAAAGAATTAAAAAAGCAAAGATCCCAGTAACTGTCGATAACATCACCAAGCAACAGCTGGACACACTGAAACTAGAACTGAAGCTGCTGGCTGAGCCCTGGAGAAAACAAGGTGTAACCATCCGGGTTGGAAAGAAGGCCGCGTGACGTTGATCATGTTCATCGCCATCGTGCTGTTCCTCGCTCCGTCGTTCTCGGGAGGCCTGCTGGTGATTATCTTAGGATGTTGGTGGATCCTGCAGCACGGGCTGCCCTTCTGATGCCGTCTCGTGTCGTTCAGTTTACAACTTAGAATGATTCTAAACTAGGAAGCTAGTGGCAGTCAGGCACCTTCTGAATTTTTTTATTTGACTTACCTGTGGGATATGATAAGACAATAGAAAGATAACAAAAGGAGAAAGATATGGGACTAGACCAATACGCTCATCTTCGTAATAGAAAAGTAGATTGGGAAAAATACTACAATGATGATGAGGAAGAGCAAAAAGGTGTTTTCGTTTGGAGAAAACACGCACGACTACAAACGTTCTTCGCTCGTAAATGGCGAGAACAGAACCAAGTTGAACAGAAGAAAAGGGATAAACGACTGACCTCGCACCCAATGGATTTGGCACATCTAGGTTTCAATAGTGGTGATGAAGTTTACATCACGGAAGAAGTCGTTAAGGAGTTGGAAGAAACTTACAAACAAAACTATCACGATAACTTCTGCTCGGACGGATTTTTTTGGGGTCAGCAATTCCAAGAAGAATCTGTGAAAGAGTACAAAAACCAAGACAAGAAATTTATTGATTGGTGTAAGGAACAAATCAAAAATAAACAAGTTCCAATTTATTGTTGTAGTTGGTAATTCATTTGCCGTTGCCGTAGCTCGTTGAGCGACGGCTCGGTGTCGTGTGTCTTATACACAACAGGTGTTGCCTCTGGGCAACAGGTTCACAGGGGGTTCTGGAAAAGTACTTAAAAAGTTCTGTGGAAAACCCAAAATGGACAGACCCAAAATGAACACATAGCTATTGATATTAATATGGGATTTGATAAGACAAGAGAATAGTTAAACAATAACAAAAGGATATAACTATGAGTACAGCAAAAAAGGTAAGGCTAAAGCAAGACGAGGAAAAACTTGTTGTTGCTTATGCTAACCTTAAACTAAAGCAGAATAGATTATCTAAAGAAGTGGACACTATGAAACAAAGTGTTGTTAATCTATTCGAAAGTAAAAAGGTAAATGTTATTTTTGCTAAAGATAAGCAAGATAACATTTTTGGAATTCAGCGAATACATCGAAAAAGAAAAAAATTCGATACTGCTAATTTCAAAATTGCTCATACTGATTTATTCAATAAGTTCACAAGTGAGATTGAATATAATGAGTACAAAGCATTGGGGGACAATAATGAGTAAAAAAATTTACTCAACTTTGAATGGTCTTAAATCTAAAAGAAGATTTAGTAAAGTTCAAAGAACTTGTCCTTATACAAATAAGTATGGAATAAGAGATTATAAGAAAAAAATCTTAATTCCAATTCATAAGGTATCAATAGGTAGGTGGATTTTTAAAGGTAAAAAATTCAATAAGCTATCTGACATTAATTGGAGATATTGCTAATGCCTAATGTACCAATGAATATATCAAAAGTATTAGCCGAGCAATCGGCTAATACTAACATAACTCCAAACACTAATTTAAATCCTGACGCAATCAGTAAATTAAATTATGAAGTTATGTACAAAATGTTAGAGGGTGAAGTTGAGAAGTTAATATTAGAAAATCAAGGCAACCCACTAATAGACGATTTTAAAACTAGGATCGTAAATAAATTTAGCTACTTAATACAAAAATTAAGTAGTTAGATTAACAACGCACAATGGCGGTTAACACCGCCATTGGTGTATGGAAGGCTCACCAAAAACAACCACCTGCAAATCGAAAAATTTAACAGCAAACTACGCTGGACAGCCCAGCTTTGCTGGTCGCATGCTTTAGTAAGCAAGATGAATAGAAGTAGTTATATGTCAAACTATATGGTATAAGGGGACCCGTAAAATGATAGCAACAGGAAAGAAACTATTGTGAGTTGGAAACACGATTACTGGTACGTCAAAAATTATTACACTTCAAAAGAAAGAAAATTAATTACAAATTTTATTGAAAAAAATCACAATGATGTGGAAAAAAAAGAAACAACAGCGCTTGATAAAAACAAAGTATCCAAAAAGAATACTAAAACTTTAATTATTGAATGGCGTAGAATTAAAAATATTGTTGGTAATTTAATGTCAAGTATTCAACATTTAAACACTTACAACTTTGGTTATGTATTATATCCTTTTAATGATCTAGAAAATTGTATGTTAAACATATATGATAGTAAACACAAAGGATCTTATGATTGGCACTATGACTCTTCAAAATCAGATATGTATGATGTTAAATTAACAGTATTAGTAAATTTGTCTGAGAAATATACAGGAGGTAAGTTTCATATTTTTCATGGTGATGAATATGTTGTTGAGGAGTTTGAACCTGGAACGTTGTTATTATTCAAATCTAATCTCAACCACAAAGTCTCACCAGTATTAACTGGAGTAAGAAAGACTTTAACTTTATTGATAAACGGACCTAAGTTTAGATAATGAATTTTGATCAATTAACAGATGATGAATTAAGAACTCTTATATTAAAAAAACAAATAGAGTTTATTAAACTATGCCAAGATAATTTTTTAATATTTGTCCGTGCTATGTGGCCTGATTTTATTTGTAGAGATACTAAAGATCCTGCTAGATTCGGACATCATCAAATTATAGCGAATGAATTTGAATCTATTGCCACTGGTAAACATAATCGTTTAATTGTGAACATGCCACCAAGGCATACTAAATCAGAATTTGCATCCTACTTATTTCCCGCTTGGATGATAGGTCGTAATCCTAAAATGAAACTAATGCAAGTTTCTCACAATGCTGAACTTGCGACAAGATTCGGTAGCAAAGTTAGAAACTTAATGGAGACCGAAGACTACAAAAGTATTTTTGGAGATGTTAAACTTAGAGAAGATAGTAAGGCTAAGGGACGTTGGGAGACCAATCATGGTGGAGAATACTTTGCAGCGGGGGTAGGCGGTTCTATTACAGGACGAGGGGCGGATCTTCTTATTATCGATGACCCACATACAGAACAAGATTCAATGTCCGATTCCGCAATGGATCGTACATTTGATTGGTATAGTTCAGGACCCAGGCAACGACTTCAACCAGGTGGTTCTATTGTTGTTGTAATGACAAGATGGGCTACCGATGATTTAACAGGGAGGCTCATCAAATCACAATCTGAGCCTAAGTCTGATAAGTGGCGAACAATATCATTCCCCGCCATACTTGAAAGTGGGAATCCTGTCTGGCCAGAATATTGGAAATTAGATGAATTAGAATCTGTCAAAGCATCTGTCTCAACAAAAAATTGGAATGCACAATATATGCAAGATCCAACATCAGAGGAAGGTGCAATTATTAAAAGGGATTGGTGGCAAGATTGGGAGTTTGAAAAAATACCTGCACTAAAACATGTAATACAAAGTTATGATACTGCGTTCTCTAAAAAAGAAACTGCTGATTACTCAGCGATTACTACATGGGGAATATTTCAACCAGCAGAGGGTTATGAAGATTGTATTATTTTATTAGATGCTATGAAAGGCAGATATGATTTTCCTGATTTAAAAAATTTAGCATTAGAACAATATCAATACTGGCAACCTGAAACCGTTATTATTGAAGCTAAAGCATCTGGTCAACCTTTAATACATGAGTTAAGAAGAGCTGGTATTCCTGTAGTAGATTATGTTCCTGCTAAAGGTAGAGATAAACATACTAGAATAAACTCCGTGGCTCCAGTGTTTGAATCAGCCATGGTTTATGCCCCTTTACACGAAAAATTTGCTCAAGAAGTAATTGAAGAATGTGCAGCTTTTCCTAACGGACAATACGATGACTATGTTGATTCTATGACCCAAGCTGTGATAAGATTCAGGCAAGGTGGATTTATTAGTACTTATACAGACGAATTAGATGCACCAAATTTTAAGATAGAAAAGGAACATAAGTATTACGGTTAAAGGATTAAAACAATGACACCAAAACAAAAAAAGATTGCATCTAA